GAAGACGAGGCGGTGCGGTGGGTCGAGGAACCGATCCATTGGGCGCGGACGTTCGGGGGGGCGCAATTTGATCCGTGGTCGGGCCAAGAGCGATTTTGGGTGGAGTACGGGAAGCTCCTGGGCGCGAAGATGAAGCGGTACAAGGGCGTGCCGATGACGGACGAGGAGCAGCGGTACGCGAAGAAGATCGGCATCTCGATCATGGCGGGGCAGGGCGTCGGGAAGGGTGCCACGATTTCATTGTGCGGGTTGCATTACCTGTTTGCGTTGCAGGCGTACCGGCCCAAGGTGGTGTGTACCGCTCCGGCGGGGCCTCAGTTGCATTCGTCGTTGTGGCCGGAGTTCGGGGCGTGGATTCAGCGGAACCCGATCCTGGGGGAGATTTTCGAGAAGCAAAGCAACCGGATTTTCTTGAAGGAAGATGGGAAGCGCGGGGAGGCATCGAGGATTGAGCCGAGGACGGTGCAGCCGCATGCGAACCCCGATGAGTTGAAGGTGGTGCTGGCGGGGATTCATGCGCTGGGGGTCATGTATCAGATCGATGAAGCGAGCGGGGTTCAGGATGCGGTGATGGAGCCGATTGAAGGCGGCATGACCGATCCGCTGTCGATGGCGATTGTGATTTTCAACCCGACGAAGCGGAGCGGGTTTGCGATGGAGACGCACCAGCGCAATCGGGAGATGTGGGTGTGCTTGCATTGGGATGGGGAGGACTTGCGGCGGGAGAAGCTGGAGAAACCGGCGCGGTTCGGGTGGTTCAACGAAGACGCCCAGGTGCAGTTGGCGAAGAAGTACGGGAAGGATTCGGACTTTTACCGTGTGCGCGTGAAGGGTCTGCCGCCGAATCAATCGAGTAATACCCTCATTTCGTATGAAGCCGTGATGGATGCGGCGGAGCGTGAAGTGGTGCCGCTGCCGGGCGATCCGCTGGTGATTGCGGTGGATGCGGGCGGGTGCAACGGGGGCGATCCGTCGGTGATTGTGGTGATGCGCGGGCGGAAGCTGATGAGCCTGAAGCAGATCGAGTATCAGAATACGACCCAGTTGGCGCAATCGGTGGCGTGGGAGTTGAAGCAGGAGTTGATGAACCTGGGGGATGAGCAGGAATGCGCGATTGGGGTAGACTATATCGGCGTGGGGCAGGGGGTGTACGATCATTTGGTGAACGTCCAGCAGATTCCCCGCTGTTATCCGATCAACGTCAGTGAACGGGCGCTGGACCCGCAACGGTTTCACCGGCTGCGCGATCAGATTTGGTGGGAAGCGCGGGAAGCCTTCATGGAAGCGAAGACGCCGTGCATCGCCTACCCTGACGACATGGGCCGTCCGGTGATCGATGACGAGCTGGTGGCGGAATTGACCTCGATCCGGTGGGCGCCGGTCGAAGGAAAGATCAAAGTGCAAGGCAAAGGGAGTTCGTCGGGGATTCCCGATGTGCCGCCGCTGACGAAATCGCCGAACAAGGCGGACGCCTACATCATGGCGCTGTGGCTGTTGAATCATCATTGTTCGATCATGCCGCTGGCGGCACGGTTGCATCGGCTGAAACGGCAACGGGGCGTGTCATGGCGGGTGGCGTGATGGAACGAGAGTGCCGAAAGTACCATGAAGCCATTCATAGTCAATATCCCTGTCCAAGATGCCAACGGTCATTGTCGGTCCAAGACTACGAAAATGCGATGATGGTGACGCTGAGTTTGTGCCGGAGACAATTACGCACCCTATGTCCGCCGCGATGAATCAGATGGTTCTCCCCAAAAACGCCGAAGAGGAAGAACTGTTGGCGCTCTACCGGCAGGTGCGGGGGAGTTACGTGGCGATTTGCCGGGTGCTGGTGGTGCGGGGCGTGCTGGCGGAAATGCCGAGGGACCTCGAAAAGCCGATTAAGGTGCATGGATGATGGCAGCACATCCTTGACACTAGACCAGGAAATATAGTATCGCTACAGTAGCGCCGTTTCCCTCCTGCGAGGCTCCCGGTGCTGCGGGGCGTGGGTGGCGTTCTCTCCGAATACCTCCGATCTCATCGCAGCTCCCTCCAAAATTCTGCAATCCGAATTGCCGCGTGAAGACGACCGCACGGTTGTCCGCCGAGCCATCGGCATGTTTCAGGAAGCCGTGCGGAATCCGGTCATGCGGACCTGGCGCGAACATGCCTCGCAGTGCTACCGCTACCGCGAAGGCGACCAATGGACAGCGGCAGAGCTGGAAGAACTGCGGGAACGCGGGCAACCGGCGACCGTCCAGAACGAAATCCGTCCGTACAGTGACCGGCTCATCGGGCAATTCATCGCCACTCAGCAAACGACCACCTTTCTAGGCCGCAATACCCCGTCGGACGATGAAACGGCGGCGGTGATTGCGGACCTGGACCGCTTTGTGGACCAGGATAACGGGTATGAGTTTTTGGAACCGGATATTGCCAAGGATGGCATCACCGGAGGCTGGGGCTGGCTCCGTATCGATGTGGGCGAGAACGAATTAGGCCAGCCGCGCATTTACGAAGAGGTCGAAAACCCCTTCTACATCTTTCCCGACCCGTATTTCAAGAAATCCAACCTCGCCGACTGCAAATACATCTGCCATAGCAAGTGGATCGACCTGGAAGACGCGATTGCGCTCGCGCCTGAGAAGGAAGCCGAGATCACCAAGGCGGTCTATACGCGGGATTACCTCGTTGACGGGGATTTAGGCATCGACCCCGCGCTACGGAACGACCCGCTCATGGTGTTTATGGACCCTGACCGGGACCGCGTGCGTCCGGTGGAGTTCTGGTACCGGCGGAAGATGAAACGGTACCAAGTGTTTACCCCGGACGGGCTGACGGCGATCACCGTGCCGATTGGGAAGGACGCGCTGAAGCAGATTCAGAAGGCGGTGCCGAAGTCGGCCTACGTCACGAAGCCCAAAATCGTCGATCAGATGTGGTGCGGGATGTTTTTGGGTGGTGTGTTGCTGTTTCACCGGCAATCCCCGCGCCAGCACAACACCTTTCCCTGGGTGCCGTTCATTGCCGACCGCAAAAAGAACGGCGAACCGTTCGGGCCGGTGCTCAATGCGATCCCGATTCAAGACGCGATCAACAAGCGCAAGAGCAAAGCCCTCAACATGCTGTCGAATCGGCGGATCGTGGCCGAAAAGAACGCCGTCGAGGACCCCGAAACCGCGCAAATCGAGAACGCGAAGGCCGATGGCTACGTGGAAGTGGCGAACGGAGCCTTGGCGAATGGCCGCGTGGTCTTCCCGAACAACCAGGACATTGGGGCCGGGCAAATGCAGCTCGCGCAAGCCGAAGAAGCGGCGTTGCCGCGGGTCTTTGGCGTGCCGAATGAGAGCATGGGGCATCCGTCCGAGGTCAGATCAGGCGTCGGCATCGCCAAAAAACAGGCGATGGGGAACCTGATTCAAGCTCCGCTGTCGATGGCGATGCGCGAATTCCGTTTTGCCAAGGCCCATCTCAAGTTTCAGCTCATCAAAGAGGTCTTCACCGAGGAAATGACCTTCCAGGTGACGGACGATCCCAACGCAGCGCGAGTCGTGGCCCTGACCAAGGGGCATATCCAGGCGATCAAGGAGCGGATCTATGACGTAGTGGTGACGGACACCCCCGATTACACCACGTTGCGGGAACAAGAACTCGACATGATGTTCAAGTTGCTGCCGCAAGCGGGTTCCTTGCCGCCAGGGATGATGAAGCTGGCAATCAGCCTGACGAATTTGCGCGAAAAGAAGGCGCTCATGGCGTCGATCGATCAAATGACGCAGCGCCCGCCGGATCTGCCGAAAATGTCCATTTCCATGACCTGGGCCGATCTCTCGGACGAAGAAAAGGCGTTTATCGCCATGTCGTCGATGCAAAGCCCGGAGTTCGCGCAATTCCTGGCGCAACGCGGCGGCGATGCGGCGTGGCTGACCAAGGTCAAGGCGGACCTGGCGAAAACGCAAGTCAAAGAAGGCACGAAAGCGCAAGTCGAGCGCGGGAAAGTCGATTACCAGGCGGCGGCAACCGCGATGGATGGCCTATTGCGCTCCAAGGAAATCTACATGGCCGGACAGTCTCAGGCCGAGCCGATGACCGGAGGGATGAATGTCCAAGGAAATCAGAATCCCGCATAGCGAACTGCGGGACTCGCGGACCTGTTCGGCACGAATCGAAGAGGCGTTTCAGCGCGTGGGCCTCGATGCGCACCGGCATGAAATCGACGAACTCTATGACGATCATCACCGGGGCGAGCGCGTGGTGAAGATCCAGACGCCGAAGAAGATGGTCTTTTTCGGCAAGCACGGATGAGGAGCGACACATGGCCGATGTGAAAGTGCGGTACCTGGGCAGCAAGAAGGGGAAGATCGTCCTGTTGCCGGTGCCGTTTCTCTCGTTGAGCGACAAGGCCGGCGAAGTGCAGTTTGCGGGCAACGGCGCGGTGCAACCGATGCCGGAATCCGACGCGCTGGCGTTGGTTGAGATTGCCCCCACGCTCTTTGAGCTGGTGGCCGAAGAGAAGGCGAAGAAATAGCCGTCACCGACGGCAGAGGAGGACTGATGACGACCGCAGCGAGCGAGGCCCCGACCAACACCCCCAGTTCTGTGACGGCCCCGGCGTTCAGCGATTTTCTCGCACGCCGCAGGGACGCCGCGAAGCAGGCAGTGAAGGCCGATCAGCCCGTACAGACTCAAGCAGGCCAGTCGGAACCGGCCAAGGAGACGGACCAGCCCGCGCCAGAGGCGAAGGCTCCCGAATCCGAGAAGACCGACAAGAAAGAGAAGACAGCCGAGGAGCTGAAGCAGGAGCTTTCCAACCAGGCCAAAGCGAATCTCCGCTTGGGCAAGGAGAAGGCCGACTTGCAGAAGCAGATAGCGGAGATGGCCGAGAAACTGAAGGTCATCGAAGCGAAGCAGGATGGGACATATCAACCGCCCTCAGAGGAACAGCAGCAGCGGGAAGCGGTCTTGCGGGACGAGTGGAACAAGTTTGAACAGCGCAAGGAATCCTCAAAGGACGCGGCCATCAAGGAGTTCGGCGAGGATTACGTGCTGAATCAGATTTACCACGAAAGCGGACCCTACACGAAGCTCGCGCAAGAGAAGCCCTGGATGGTGCAGCGCGTGATTGCAGCGGAGAAGCCGGTGCATGAAGCGATTGCCGCCGTCAACGAAGAGGCGGTGCTGACGAAGTTCGGGCGGACCGAGGCGGACGTACTCAAGAAGGCGGAAGAAATCCTGCGCCCCAAGCTGTTTGAGCAATTCAAAACCGAACTCATCAATCAGGACGGTGGCGCGAAACCACCGGCCACAGTGCCGAGCCTGAATCAGGCGCGATCAGCGGGGGCCGATCCCCGGTTAGCCGGAACGGAGCCGGTTCGGACGTTCAGTGCGGGGAAACTGTTCCCTCACAATCGCGTCTAGCCTGATCGGGCACGGACGAAGGAGAGGAGAGCACCATGTCGTTTGTTGAAATTCTGTCAGGGGGCGCGATCACCCCTGAAGTGTGGGATAGCACCATCAATGAAGAGTATTTGCGGCAAGCCTTCTGGTCCCGCTGGATGGGCGAGGGCGATAGCGCCGTCATTCAGATCCGCGAAGACCTGACGAAGGCCAGCGGCGATGCGATCAATACCCAGATCCGCTCGCAGGTGATGGGCGGTGTCGTGACGGGACGGACCAAGACCTCCGGCAACGAAGGTACGATGGACTTCTACAACTACCGGCAGACCGTCGATGACGACAAGGTGGCGGTCAAGGCGGAAAACCTGCCCATGACCCAGCAGCGGGCGGCGTTCAGCGTGGTCATGGCCATGCAGAGCGGCCTGACCGACAAGCGCCGGTTGCGGACCGAGGACCGAATCACCACGGCCTTGTCTGACACCTCCACCGGGCGCGTGCGGGGCCGGTACCTGTATGGAGCGGTCGATTCCAACTGGAACGCGACCCATGCCACGGCCTTGACCAACCTCGACGGGACCGATGACAAGCTGAAGCTCACGCATATCGATATGTGCGTGCGGAAAGCCAAGCTCATCAGCGGGAGCGCCACGGCCAAGATCCGGCCCTACAAGGTCATGATCGGGGACAAGGAAGGCGTACAGGAATGGTTTGTGTACGTGGCCCATACCCTCGCCATTCGTGACTTGGTGAATGACGATGCAGCCTGGAAGAACCCCATGCTGCTCATTCCCCCGGTGTCGAATCCTGGGAACCCGCTCTTTACCGGAGCGCAGTTCAAGGGCGGCTACCAGGGCGTCCTGATCTACGAGTGGGAAGGGATTCAGACTGGCAGCTCGACCATTCAGTACGCGCACAACCTCCTCTTGGGAGCACAGGCGGGCATCATGGCCTGGGCGCAGTACGGCAAGACCACGGAAGAGTGGACGAACTACAAGAAGGATCTCGGCTTGGAGCACCATGAAATCAACAGCATTAAGAAAGTGGTGTTCGACCGGAACGCCGTGGATGGCAACATCAGCAACGAGGATGCGGGCGTTGTCCACCACTTCACGGCGGCGGTGGCCGACTAAGAGGGGGTGAACTATGGCCTTTAACAAAACCAGTCAATCAGCCGAGCTGCTTCAGATCGTCGGCGTGTACGGCAACCTGGCCTACGGGATGACAACCATGAGTTCAGGCGGTGGGACCGTGACGGTCCCGCAATTCACCGTCCTGCATGGCATCGTCGGAACGGTCCAGGGCGCAACGGGTGTTGGAGAAACGGTGGTCTGTACCGCCACATCCGGCAACACGGCGACCATTGAAACCGTCAGCGAAGCAGGATCTAAAACGGGCTCTTCGGTGGTCATGTGGATCGCCTGGGGCGAGGCGCGGCGATAAGCCCGCCAAGAAGGAGGAGACATTATGTTGCCTTTGCAAGAGTGGCACTTCCAGCTCATGGATGCCTCGAAAAACATCAACACCATGCCGACGATTGACGACGATTCCGGGAAATTGGTGGCGTTGACGGAAGATACCCCCGATTCTCCCACGGTCTATACCGATACCAACGGGACGACCTTGACGGAAACGGGTGGGATTGCGGTGCTGACCTTCACCAACGGGGCGGTTCGATTCTGGACTGCCTCGACGGTGACGGCGCTGGACATCTGCGGCCATACCGCCGATGGGCGGACCTTCGCGCTCAATAGTGTGAGTCCGAGCCAGCACATGATTCCGGTGAATCCAGTAATCGCCCATCAGTTGCTTGTGGTCCCGTATGGAGCGAGCGACAACAGCGAGACGGATACCGGCCTCAACCTCGCGTCGAACTGCCTGATTACCGCACACGATATTAAGTTGCGGGTGACGACGGCAGATTCAACGGAAACCCTGAATGTCGGCATCCTCGCGTCTGAAGCAGGGGGCGATGCGGACGGGTTCATTGTGGCCGGGGATGTCGGGACGACGGGATGGCGCGAACTGCTCCCGCAGATTACTGGCGGGACCACCATCGACTATGTGAGCACCAATTACATCGGAGCCTTGCTGTGTACCAGCATTGCGGGAGCCGATGCGGTGGCAACGGTCGGTGGATTCACGCCGGAAGTCTATCGGACGGACGGCACGGCCACCTCGATCAGCTACACGGGGTCGGCGGGATCGGATACGGCGGCGGGGTACGTCTACCTCAGCTACCGGAAACTGCCGTTCTAACAGGACGGATGGGGGGCGCGGTCTACGGGCCGCGCCTCCATAACCAGCCGCGAGGATGCGATGCAAACTGAAACAGACTTGTTATTGGTGGCGAAAGAACAGCTTCAGCGCGAGCTGAACGACTTGAAAGCGCAGCGGGCGGCGGCTCAAGGCGAGCTGGCGGACTACCGCAAGGCCATTGAGACGGAGCGGGCGCGATACGGAGTGGAGAAGAGTGAGGCTGACAAGAAGATTCAGGCGTTGCGGGCCAGCCATGAGGCCGAACAGGCCGCGATGAAAGTGACCATCGACAACCTGCATGAAGAAAAGCGGCTGGCGGAAGCGGGTCGGCGGACGGCGCAAGCGATGGCGCAGAAGCAAACCGAGGCGTTGGCGGAACAAGTGCAGACGTTGCGCGAACAGGCGGATCGGTTGCGGGGTCCGGTGCAGCAAATGACCGCCCAGCATCAGGATCTCGTGGCGAAATTGCGGCAAATCGTGCAACAGGCGGGCGCGGCGATTGGAGGGTAGGGCATGGCGACCGTAGCCACAGAATCCCCCGTTCCTTCCCATGCTCAGTATGGCGAATGCCGCCATATTAGCTGGACGTTAACGAACGGACAGACCGGCGATGCCGTGCAATTCACCGAGTTCTTCGATAAATGCGTGCAATTCTCAGGGACGTTCGGAGCGGGTGGCACGATTCGACTGGAAGGCAGCAACGAATTGACCAACCCTTCGACGTTCCATGTATTGACCGATGTGAACGGCAATACGATCAGCGTCACGGCGGCGGGCCTCTACCAGGCAGTCGAGACGCCCATGTGGATACGTCCCAGCGTCACAGCAGGCGATGGGACCACCAGCATTACCGCGCAGATTGTAGCGCGACGGGGGCGCGAGCGTTCCTATTAACCGAGGAGGCATGACGCATGATGACCGCGCAGGCAGGCATGACGGGAGGCGCACCGACCGTCACGATGGGCACCGGCAATCCCGAAGCGGAGAAGTATGGGCGCTTGTGGGGCGAGTTCCCGCAATACCGGACAGTCGCTCCTGGCGAGCAGGTGGCGGGCATCTTTCTGGACCAGGCAACGCCTCGTCCCGGTTCAACCGTCATCGACTTCGGCTGCGGCACAGGGCGCGGGGCTTTGGCCCTGGCGAAGAACGGCAAGCTCGATGTGACGATGCTCGACTTTACGCGCAACTGCCTCGATGAGGCGGTCCAGCAGGCATGCCAGGACGACTCCATCTCGATCCGGTTCCGCAAGCACGATCTGGAAACCGCCTCGCCGGTGACAGCGGAATACGGGTTTTGCACCGATGTCCTTGAGCACATTCCACCGGAGAAGGTCGATCAGGTCCTTGACCATATCCTGGCGGCGACCAGGCACACCTTCTTTCAGATTTCCACGGTCGAGGATGTCTGCGGCGAGTTGATCGACGCGCCCTTGCACTTGAGTGTGCATCCCTATGAGTGGTGGCTGATGCAGTTCGCCAAGCGCGGGTGTCTCATCCATTGGTCCCAGGAGCAGGCGTCCTCGGTCCTGTTCTACGTGTCGAGCTGGAAGGATGTCAAAAACGTCACCAAGCAGGGGCAACTGAACGTCACTGATGAGCAGATTCGGGCGAATGCCGCCGTGAATTGCGCGGCGGGGTGGGAGCAGGTGGTCCCGCATGTGAGCAATGATGTCGAAGTGATGTTGCTGGGTGGAGGTCCCTCGCTGAATCAGTACGTCGAGGAAATCAGGCAGAAACGGGCCGAAGGCGTCAAGCTCATTACCCTCAACGGCACCTATAACTGGGCGCTGGAGCATGGATTGACCCCCTCGGCACATATCATGGTCGATGCCCGCGAGTTCAATCAGCGATTCACGAAGCCGGTGGTGGACGGGTGCAAATACCTCATCGCCTCGCAATGTCATCCGAGCGTGTTTGACGGGTTGCCGAAAGACCGCACCTATCTCTGGCACACCATGGCAGAGAAGATCGAGGATCTGATTACCGCGCACTATCCCCTGTCCTACCCGGTGCCGAGCTGCACCACGGTCCTGAATACCTCGCTGCCGTTGTTGCGGATGCTGGGATTCAGGAAATTCCATCTCTATGGCTGCGATTCCTGCTTGGCTGAGGATAAGACGCATCACGCCTACTCCCAGCCGGAAAACAATTCAGACGTAATCATTCCGGTGATGGTGACAGGCGGGCGGACCTTCCAATGCCATACCTGGATGGCGGCGCAAGCGCAACAGTTCATCGAAGTCATCAAGTTACTGGGCGATGAAATCGAACTGGAGATTTACGGCGACGGACTACTGAAACACATCTTGGATGCGGGGGCGTCCATGTCCGATCTGGCAATTACCCCCACGGAGTCACTTACTTAACCAGCCGGATTCGGCAAGGAGGCAGTTATGGCCGCAGGAACATGGAAAATTTACGCGAAGGCGAAAAAGTACATCGGCAACGGCACGATCACGCTTGGCACCGGCAGCAAAATCTATATGTGCTTGCTCAAGTCTAGCGCGACGGCGTTGAACATTCATTCGCTCTCCACCCGTTCAACCTGGAACTCGCTCTCTGCCCAAGAGATCGCGGCGACCGGCGGCTATCCCGCCAACGGACGCACGTTGAGCCCTTCAGTCGGCAAATGGACGGTGGGCGCGAGCGCGTTGCAGTACAAGTTCACCTACACCACGGCTGGCATCGTGTTCACGGCGAGCGGCGCGACCCTAACCGGCATCCGGTTCGCGGTCTTGCGGAACAGCACCGGCGCGGGCACGGGCAAGCTGATTGCCTTCTGTACCTTGTCCAGTTCGGCCTTCAGCATCACCAGCCCGAATACCCTGACGATTCTACCGCCAGCTTCGGGCGTGTTCACACTGGCGTAATGATGGGGGACAACATGAGAATACTGGTATTGCTAGTCAGTCTCTTCTGTGCGGCGGTGGCTGATGCCGCGTCGGTGAATCTCGCCTGGAACGCCAATACCGAAGCGGACCTGGCGGGGTATCGTCTCTATCGTGCGCCGGGGGCCTGTGCCAATCCCGGCGCGTTTGCCCGCGTGCAGACCTTCGGCAAGGTTACGGCGGGCAGCGATACAGTGACAGCTGATGGCGTGTACTGCTACGCGCTGACGGCCTACGACACGGGCAACCTGGAAAGCATTTACTCGAACAAGGTGGAGGCGAGCGTCAACGCGGTCCCTCCCCAGGCCCCGACTGGCCTGAGCGTTGTGGCTCAGTAAGGGGCCGATGGAAGCGGTGGCTCTGTTACCTGGGGATTGAATGATGCGCCTAATCTTTGTTCTGCTGTTGGTCCTGCAATGCTCGCTGGTCGAGGCCGCGACCTACTACGTCGGGACATCCGGTAGCGATGCCAATTCATGCGCCACGGCGCAGTCGAGTACGGCGGGCAATCGCAAGCTGACGATTGCGGCGGGCGAATCCTGTCTGACCACGGCGGGGGACGTGCTGATTATCGGCAACGGGACCTATACAACGGGCGAGCTGAATTTCAACGTTAGTGGGACCAGCGGGAATCCGATCATCGTCAAGGCCGAGAACAATCTACAAGCGATCGTCTCGTCCACGTCCTGCAACATGGGGATCAGCATCAACGCCAGCTATGTCTGGTTTCAGTACATCCGCATCACGAACGACCCAAGCACAACCTGCACAGGCGGCGCGTCCCGCACGGCGCTACGTGCTTGGAACCAGGGAGGCAACACCCCGAAGTTATCGGGCACGCAATCTTCCGGCTATGTCGGATTCCGCGCTACTGGCGTGCAAATTGACGACATGCCGACGCTGAACGTCGGGCTCAAGACAAACCAAGACGATACGATTGTTGAAAACTCCACCATCCACATGGGTTTGGAAGCGTTTGACAATAAGGACAACATCTTCCGCAATAACATCCTTTATAGCGCCACGACCGGCGGGCAAAATTCCGCGATGAACGGAAAAGGCGGCGTCCGCAACCTGCAAATGTATAACAATGTCGCCCATCGCGGGCGGACCGATCAGGGGATTCTCTGCGGCGGGAGCAGTGCGAATATCTACCTGTGGGACCCGTCCTCTGGCTATGAAGCCTATAACTGCGTGGCCTACAACAACGTCATTATTAATGAAGGCAGCACGACAAACCCCGAACTGCTAGGTTTCTACGGCTGCAAAGATTGCACCCTGATGAATAATATCGTCATCGGCGGAGGCGGGGGCTTGTTCTCTGGCGTCGGAGGGGTGGCTGGCTACCCTCAGCCGCTCCCTGACAATCCACGAGTCATCAACAATATATTCGACTGTGGTGGGCTGGCCGCGATTGGCGGCTATTACGGCACGCAATCCACCGGCACCCGCGTCACAGACTCCAATATCTTCTACAACTGTACGGGGGTGCCGACAGGGACTAATCAACTGACCAGTAACCCGCTCTTTGTCAACCGCGCCTCCGACTGGCACTTGCAAGCTGGCTCGCCTGGGATTGGATCAGGTGCCGTGGTCACGATGGCCGCGTACCCCAGCGGCACGATTACGGTCAATACAGACTTCGATGGGGTGACGCGGGGCTATGGGGGGGCGTGGGATCGTGGGATCTATGAGTTCGGTGACTTGACGCCGCCCGCGCCACCGACAGGGATTAGCATTGTGCGATTCCGGCGCATGGGGAGCCACTAATGGCTGCGATTCCCCATACATTCACCGAGCGCAACACGGACGTCACGAACTCCACTTCTACGTTCGCGGCAGTGACGAGCATGGCGCAGGCGAGTGGGAACTTCACGGTTGGGAAGCAATACTTGATCGTCGCCACGGCGCAGGTTGGTCAATCCACTGCCGACGTGGTCGAGATTCAGCTCCTGCACGGCAGCACGGTCTTTGAGGGATCGCTCGGGAACTATGTTTCTGTGGTCGCAGGCAATCGGGCCTCCTGGCAGTACATGACCGTCTGGACGGCAGTTTCTGGTGAAGGGCTCGATATGCAATTCCGCCGTGGGACTGGCGCTGGCGGAACGGCCTCAGTCAATTTTGCGTCACTCTTGTCGATTCAGCTTGACGACTACCTGACGCAAAATACGGACTGGTATTTCAATGAATCCACGGCGGATCAGGCATTGACCACCGGCTCGACATGGTACGACGGCGGCACGATCACGTTTACCCCTGGAACCGCCTCGCAAGACTGGCTCGTGATCGCGCAATCCGCGCACACACGCACGTCAACGGCTGCCGCCCAGCAATCTCGCCTCAATCTCAATGCTGGCAGCGAGGTAGTGCCAAACATGATTCTCGCGATGAGTGGATCTGGGTCGATCGATGCGGAATTTCTCCCGCACATCTACAACCTCCCTGCGTCCAGCACGACGATTAAGCAGCAAAGTATGTGTACGTCTGGGGCGATCAGCACGCGGACATACAGCAATATTTTTGCGATGAACATGAGCAAGTTCGCGGCGTATATGTCGGCCTATACCGCAGCGGACTTCACCTATACAGCAACCGCCATTGCTACGCCCGATCAGCTCCAGACCGGCAACATTACCCCGACCGTGACGGGCGATGTGTGGATTCTCGCCTTCCACGGCTTCGATAAGGCTGTGGCAACCTACACCAATCAGTTCCGTGTGCAGGTGGACGGTAGCGACCAGCCCGCAGGCCAGACCACGGCGGCCTATGTGTTCAACGCAGGCCATATCACCAACAGCGCAGGCGACGAAGTGGTCACTGCGCTCTCGACGATGACCAGCCTGAATACCTCGTCGCATACGATTGACCTCGACGGCGCGGTGAGTAGCACGACCAGCAGCCCGTCCGCTCAGCAGCGAACGCTGGTAGCGGTGACGATGGAACTGGCTGCGACCGGCACGATTACCCCCACGGCTGGCACCAGCGCGTTGACGGGACAGGCGGGGCGCATGGATTACGGACTCCTCCCTTTGACGATGGTGAGGCTGGGCTAAATGGCGACAAGGGTTTATTTCCCTTTAACTGAAGCCGCGCCGGTCACTCCCCCCTCGGCAGGAGCCGAATGGGAACACAACAACGGCGTCACCCGCAAGCTGTTGCTGACGGCGGATTCGTCCACGCTCACCACGACGGCCTATGCGCCGGATGCGGCGGATCACCTCGTCGATAACGACTCCCTCCACCGGCAATATGTCAGCGATCCGTTGGCCGCACAGACGTTGAGCGGCAACGTCAAGGCGCAGTTCCAATGTTTAGAAGAACTCAACAACTGCAACCTGTTCCTAACGCTCAAGATTACGGTCTGTAGCAACGACGGATCTACCACCCGCGCCACGCTGCTCTCGATCACCCGCGACACGACGAATGAACTTGGGACGACCCTCGCCAACCGCAACTTTCCCTCCACGGCCCTGAGTAGTTATGCCTGTACCGCTGGGGACCGGCTGGTGGTTGAAGTCGGACTTGGCGGAAACATCACCAGCGGGACGGGAGGGACCGTCGGGCACAACGGCAGCATACGATGGGGCTGTAGCGCCTCGTCTGGCGACTTGCCGGAAGACGATACGCAGACCGGCACCACCTACCGGCCCTGGCTGGAATTCTCCAACAATTTCGTTTTTAACACATACATTACTCCCACAGCGGGAGCAGTGGCGGCCACCGGCAATACCTCGCTGGCCTCCATCGGCAGCTTCATCACCACGGCGGCGGGGGCCTTAGCCGCAGTCGGACTTGCGGCCACGGTCTTTGCGGGGACTGTTACCCCGATTACGCCACAAGCGGGGGCGCTCTATTTCGGCATCGCGGCTGATCCCAATACGACCATCACCCCCTCTGCCGGGAGCATGACCTTTACAGGGGAGGCTCCTCAGATTATCAACCCTGTGCTGGTGACGCCATCCGTTGGGAGCCTCGCGCTGACCGGATCGGCGGGCAGTCTCGTAGAAGATACTCGGCTGACGCCTGTGGTTGGGGCGCTGGCGCTAACGGGCGATACAGCCACGCTCCTGACCGATGCACGACTGACGCCATCCGTCGGCAGTCTCGCCTTGACTGGACAGGTATCAACGCTTCGCACTGATTTCTTCCTCACGCCTGCTGCGGGTAGTCTCGCGCTAACAGGGCAATCTTCGACGCTCTTGACCGATCAGCGCACCACGCCGAGCGTGGGGAGCCTGACCCTCAGCGGAAATTCGTCCGCCCTCGATGCTGGGCTGATTCCCACGGCTGGGGCGTTGGCCTTTACCGGCGATGCGCCGACGGTCCAGGAAAGCGGGTCAAGCAATTCC